TTTTTCCTTAACAAGACGTACTTTTGTTTCTACAACATCGTTACGATCTTCCTGGAAGTCTCCAATTTCTTTTGCTAGACTTTCAATAACGAACTTTTCAAGGTTTCCGACAGATACGGCCTGTGCATTGCGGTCTTGAGTTAGTTCTTTAATTTCTTCTGCTAGCTTGGTTACTAGGAACTTGTCAAAAGTGCTTGATGTTTCTTGCATCTTAGCAACAAACTTAGCACGATCTTCTGAGATTGCTTTCTTTTCATGAGCAAACTCTTCAAGTTCTTTTGTGAGATTTTCAGTCACCATACGATCCAAGGCCTCAACCATAACGGATTTGTCATGCGCATATCGACGAGCAAACTCCTCACGGAGTTCTGCCCTAACCAGTTCACGAGTTTCTGTAAGTTTTGAGTCCCAGGCTTCCTGGATTTCTAACTTAGTTTCCTCATTAATTAGGTCACTATCTAAAAGTGGTTTGATAGTATCTAGCATTATAGTCTCCTAGATCTTTAAGTCCCTGATAAGACGAGTTACCTCATCTTTCAAGTATTTTTGCACTTTGTTATTGCTCCCTGCTTCGCGAGCAATTTCTAATGCATTGTGCCCATTCCGCATATTCAATAAGCCTTCATATATGGCTTTAGGATATGCATTCGGGGCACTTGGTTGTGCCACAACATCTACTGTGACAATTTCGAAACCAGATACGTTACCAGAAGATTCGTTGACTTCGCCACTTCCTCTACTACTAACGCCTAGTTTAACTCCACTCTCCATCATGGTCTTTACTAAAGTTCCCATTGGAGTAGGTAATACTTTTAACTTTCCGTAACCGTTTGGTCCATCCATCCACATTTCAGTAATCATATGGCTGACGCGATCTAAATTAATTTTAAGATCGTCGGGATGATCAACTTCACCAAGCACACTGTTGCCTGTTTTTATTTGATCAAAAAGCTGCATAACGGCGTTAGAAATCTCAGAGACAGGGTAAACACGCTGGTTGGCGTTCTTTACCCCTCCCTGAATACAAATGCCCTTCATATAGAGATCCTTGCCTTCATTAGCAGTCTCAGTAACGATTCCAGCTTGATCGAAAGTTAGGTGTTCTCTAAGATAGTTCATATTATTGCCTTATCTTACGCTTTGCTCATCGTTGCGCCTTTTGGATCGGCTGCGTCTGTTTGTACGGCTGCTTTAGGTGCACTTCCGCCTGACTCTGCTGCTGAACCACTTGAGCTAGCTACTTTGCCGCCCATGTCATTCTTCTTAGCAACTGGGCCTGAGCTTGCATCGCCTTCTTCAGAATTAGATGGAGTAGCAACTTTTTCAGTGTACTCACGTACAAAAGTTTCTTCCATTTCATCTTCTTCTTCAGCGTCCATGTCCATCTCTGGCTCTTCGTCAGCGTCCATATCCATGTCCATGTCCATCTCTGGCTCTTCTTCGCCGTCCATGTCCATTTCTTCTTCGTCTCCGCCCATGATCTTCTCAAATTCTGCTTTGAGTTCGTCAAGTGCATCTTCGAGGTCAACAACACGATCTTCGATCTCTTCGTCGTCGGCTTCGTCATCTTCTACTGCTAAACCTTGTTCGTCAGCTTCAATGTCGTCGATCATATCGTCGGCAGCATCTCCGCCTAATTCTTCGTCAAAATCACTCTCTTCAACTGCTTCTGCTTCGTCTTCAGCAACTTCTTCCTCATCAACAGTTTCTTCGTCAATAAGGGTTTCGTAAATATCGCGGCTGCGCTCTACTACGATTTCGTGGAAAAGCTCTTCTGCTTTATCTGTATCTTCTGCAATTAGTAGCTCAATGAGCTGGTTAAATTTATCTGACATTTTACGACTCCTTCGTTATAAGGCAAATGTATAATTTTATTTATAGTTTATAAAAATTTTAGGGTAATATGCCCTGTTTTGAGCTCAAAAAATTTACTATACAAAGAATAATTACTATTTTTGTTAAAAGTCAAAAAAAAACCGCCCATCTTATTTCTAAGTGGACGTACATGTTGGCGCCTTAATCCCAACTTGCGAATTATTATAGTTATCTATTCAGCTGCTACAGGTACTGAGTATTGCTTTTTTATATTAGTTAATTCTTTAGCATATTCAGTAATTTTTACATCACTTAGCATACGCAATCGGTTTATCTGCTCTAGTGTAAGTCTGGTCTTACGAGTATCGGTTTTTTGTGCAACAGACATATCTTCCTTTGGGTGTACTTGCAAAGGATTCTGCTTTTTGTCTGATTCTATTAGGCTTTTTAATTTCATAGTATTATTTATGCTGGAACTTCAGTTGGCGGTGGTGTTCCTGGGATTGGGCTTTGTGCTGATCCGGTTGGACCTCCTGGTGCGCTGGCCCCTTCTCCTTCTGGCGCTTCTACGCCCTCTTCTCCACCACCCTCTTCTGGCACATCAGGCATAGCAAAGTTATCCAAATCACTTTCGATGCCACCTGGTGTAATACCAACACTACGCATGTTTGGCGTGTCAGTTTCTGGTTCGTCATTTTCTTCAGCCCACTGTCGTGAGTTTTGTTTTAGTTCTTCTTCTGTTAGTCCCAAGTATCTTTCTAATAAGAAGCGTTTACTAAAGAATGGATACCCCTCAAGTGCAGTAAATGTGCTAATCTTAGCATTATCTACTTCAGTTTCTCTGAACTTAGCAAAATTTTGTGGAGGGTTAAGGCGTAATTCAAAGCTAGCATTATCAAGCTCTAGTCCTCTCCAACGCAAGAACATTTTGAACTCTCTGTCAAATGTCTTACTAACAAGACGTTGTAGTCTCTTACAATATTCATTAAATCTATACTCTTGAATAAGAGCTGTGCCTACCCTGCCATCGTTATACCCCGTGGCGCCTTCGTCTGGTCCCGTTGGCAAGTAACTAATTGGGATACGCAATCCTCTGAATAGTTTGTTTGTAAAGTATTTGAGGTCGTCAATTTCGCCTAGGTTTGTACCACCAGGCAGTGTCTCAACTTTTGACCCTCTGCCTTCTGCTGTTTGAGGAAAGAAGTAATCCTCGTTTGTACTTAATGGATTGTATGTGGTATCCATGATGTTGGTACCACCGCCTGTTGTGCTTGGAATACGTCGCTGATGTATCTCGTTTTTAACACGCTCAACAAAAGCCATGGCCATGTGTGCTGGCATGTCACCAACATCAACATAGAATACTCTACGTTCTGGAGCACGTTGGATACGATAGATAATAATCGCATCTTCTAGTAATTCTTTTTGTTTGAAAACTTTGAATACGTTTTCTAGTATGCTGTTACCAAAGGGCCAGTTTGTGTCTAAACCTTCTGTTAGCGTGGCATGAACAACATGTTCTGCGCCAATAGCTTTTTCGTTAATAGCATTATCAAATCTGCCGCCGCTCATAGAACCAGCACTGGTGTACACATTACTGGGCTGTACATATCCAGTCTGTTTGTGATCGCCCTGACGATGATAATCATCAGCATGTGTAGCTTGTGTGGCAGTTAAGTTTTGAAAGTTAGGATTAATGTCTTTGCAAACATACTGCTCAGGCTGTTTGCCCTCACTCTCATTTACAATAATTTTTGTGACTTTGGTCATGTCAACCCAGAACAGTTCAAATGTTTCTGGATCACGAATAAACACCTGATCGCCATACTTTAGTGTGTTACGGAACATCTTAAACAACCTCTGATTAAAGTCGTTAAGGTTATTCCAGTTGACCAACTGCTTGCTGATTGTTTCTACTTCGTTTTGACTGGGCTCTTCATGAAAGTGAATATCCCATCCAGTGTTATTCTCTTCGTTTGACTGAGTACAAAACTCTGCAAGAATATCCAGTGCGGCGTTGATTTCACTGTCAACGTCCATGTTCTCATACTGGCTGTAACGCTCAATACGGTTTGGATGGCCAACATAAACCTCAGGCAACTGGCTTGCATAGTTTCCGCGGTTTACGTCACTATTACTGCTACTAGGTCCTGCGTTTGATAGCGGACTCTGATTAACAACTTTAAAATGTTTTTTCCAACTCATAACTTATTATAACACCTTTTCACTATTTAACCTAATTTAACCTTACTATTTAACCTAATTTAACCTGTGTTCATTTTAACTTCATCAAGGGCTTCTAGTTGCAGCATACCCCC